CAGGCTTTAGATCTTTAATGATAGATCTAACTTGCTCAACTGTGGCAGACTTGCCTTGAATCTTTTGGTCTATAACTTGTTGGATTTTATGATAAAAAGCAGGGGCGGGTTTATTATCTAGGTTTTGAGCCGTGGCGGTTTGGTAATAAGGATTATCCCTACGCTTATCATTGACTATTTCTATATATTGCTGTATATTTACGCTATTACCGCCTGGCTCATCTTGGCGGGCGGGGAGTCCCTGCGGCACTGGCTTGAAACCAGAGGTTCGCAAACTCTCCGATTTTATTTCTTCAGCAAAACTATTGTAAAACTTAAACCCTTCCTTAGTTTCTCTCACTTCTATTTTTGCTAGATAATCCTTTCCATTGAAATTAAACAGGTAGCGAAGAGAATGTACGGCCCTTACATCGCTATCTCTGCCGTCCTTATCTACTTGAGTGTGATGATAAACCGCACCCTCTAAAGCTTTATTTATATTAAGCGCCAATACCTTATTTTCTGGGGAACCTATTGTGTTGGCATTTTTCTTTATGCCAGCCTTATTGACTTCAATAGCCCAGCCTGTATTTCCGTTGGCGAATGATTTTTTTTGAAAATCGTCGGCCATTTTATTAACTAGATCGGAAGCACCAACCTCTGTGTCAGCTTCTAGTGTCGCAATTTCAACAGACTCCGGCAGATTAATGCCTTCAATCCTAGTTTCATTGTCATATATTTTTAACCCAGAACTATTAAACTCTTCTTGATTAAACTGCGCCACTTGTGAATCTATATCTGCACTTATCGGCCCCTGTACTTCAGGATTTCTTATCTCCAATTGATTTTGACCAGTGAATTCTTTTAAGGTTTGGCCCATTCTTTTACTCATTACCTGAGCGAAGCTTTTTTGTATTAGTGCCCCAGCGCTTGCTTCTTTTTGATTTACTTTCGCCTCTGTTAACTGTGATTCAATATCACTTTGAAATTGATCGGCATCTATTTGCTCTTGATCTATTTCAGTTTCAACTTGCTCAGACTCAAGTCGCTGGTCTATTTCAATTTCAAACTCTCTAATCTCTCTAGCATTCATTTCTAGCGGGTCAGTCTTTACTTCGTTTTGAAAGTATTCATGGTGTTCGGTGCCAGCGATCTTGGTAGCATAGTCAGCCGTTGGAATGATTATATCACCGCCGGTCTCTAATGCTTCTTGATAAGAGTCATCCCCTTCACCTAAGACTTCACTAATTGCTTGCTGTGGGTCTAAGCCTTTAGACTGAAAGTATTCATTCCACTTCTCAACTGGCACAAATACATTTTCAGTATCATTAGCTTTTGCTAGCCGGTTAATTAAAGCCCTTGTTTGTACCGGAGCTGTTTTTGCTATCTCCATTTCAGGCACTTGAATTGCCAGCTCGGTAAAGGCTTGAATCTTTTCTTTTGATTCTTTTACTTGTTTTAAATCACTACGTAGTTTAGTAGCGTTTGTAATAACAGATAAACCGCCGCCGCCTTGAGCACCGGCGCGGGCTGATTCTAGTGCAGCGCTTAGAGTATCTTTATTAAATAGCTCTTCTAGTATTTGGCCAGGAGACATGCTTGAAATTCTACCGTCTTGCATAAGAGTAGCAATCTTACCGGAAGATGAAGTCATTAGCTCTTGTATACCCTCAGTGATTCCTTCACCGCCCATGCCCACGCCAATTTCTTTGGCATAAGCTAGAAAAGCACGCGAAGTCGCAGGGTTTTGTAATATCTTTTTAATTCCTACGCGAGAGAAGCCAGCAATGCCTGGTACTTTAGATAAGGCCATACCAGCCATTTCAAGTGAGCCATTGATTACGCCCGTGATGACGGCAGCACCTTTGGCCGAATCATTATCTAGTAAATCACCGTTAGCATCTTTAATCTTTCTATAATCAAGGTAGGCGAGTGCGCCCTCTGCGCGTCCAGCTTCAAAGGCAATACCTGCTTTCGCGCCAACGACCATTGCCGGAAATGCTAATTTTCCTTTTAACCCCGTGGCATCCTCGGCTTGCATACCAGCTTCTAAGCCAGCCTTTAAACCACGCGGCACACCTTTAATAAAAGCATCTGCTACTGTACCAAGAGTATCTACTGACTGGCCTGGTATTTGTTCAAAGAAGCCGTCTACGCCAAAATTATTGGCATTAAGGTCGCCCATATTTATTTCAATTTCATCTATTCTTTTTAATTCATCTTCGCTTGCAGTACCTAAAAAAGCTTTTTCACCAAGGTCTGTTAGCTCTGATTTTAGACGGTTAGACTTATACTTACCTTTTACAAAACCCCATTGTCTTTCAAAGTAATTAAGGTTAGATAAATCATTTTTTACAGCTGCCGCATATTGTGGGTTTTTAGACATAAACTCAGCCACTAGGGGTGAGCCCTCTCTAAACTTCTTTGCATTAAAGTCTTGTGAACTAGTCTCTAGCTTAACCTTGTCATAGTTTCTTTCAATAAAGTCACCTGGCAAGCCTGTCCTGGCTTCTAGGTTTAATATGTCTTGAGCCTTGGCGGGCTCTTTATCAATGGCCTGTCTAAATGCCATGTCTAATTTTTTATCTTCAGATTGAGAAGCGCCTTGTAAGAACGAATCTACTTCACCCGCACTTTGTTTTTGAGGCTGAGGGCGAAAGCCACTAGAATCTATTCCGGTGTCTGACTCAATGTCTACGCCTGGTATATCCATACCGCTTTGATTAGCTCTTGATAAAAACGCATCTGTTTCTGTTGCCACTTAATCCTCGTTAGTCCCGCTTATAATTGCATTGTATAAAGCGTAGTTATTTAACTTAACCGCTGCATAGGCTTGCTCTATTTCTCTCTTACTCAAACTTCTACTCTTCGATAAGGCAGAGTTTTTAATACTCTCTATTTCACTTGCTGGTATCTGATTCATAGGAATATAAACACCGTCTTCAAAATCACCGTCTGTTAGCTGAGCCTTTGTTTTGTCTGAGTCAAAGCCCCAGTCATCAACTTTAAACTCAAAAGTATCTTCCATAATTAACTTATCAATAATTTGTTGCTGCTCTTGACCGCTAGTTTTACCGCCCTTATCAACTTCAAATTGCTCGATTTCATTTGCCACTCGGAGTAAAAAGTTAGCTGAAAACTTATCTGATTCTTTCTTTTTCTTAGAGCCGTTTTTTAATCCTGTTTGTACTAGGCCGTTATCTACTAAGCCTTTTTGTACTCTTTGATTTAAAGTTAAAACACGTGACACAAACTCTCTGTCACTGGCACCACGGGACTTTCTGCCCGTAGCTATTAACCACATTTTTTCTGCTTTGGCCTTGTGGGAAGCATCAAACTTAATCCATTCTTTTTTAAACTGAGCCTCACTCATGCCCTTTATTTTATCCTCACCCATTGCCGTAAACTTAAACCAAGCATTCTCGTTATGACTTGCATCATGGTATTTCTCTAAAGCCTTTTGATCTTTAATGGTTAGGGCCGAATAAATAGAAGACGGTATAGCTTTGTTTGCTTCAAGCCCAGGACTGTTTTTCATATACTCTGCCGCTAGCAAGAAGGTCTTTTCTTGTTTGTCTTTAAGAGCTGCATCTGCATCGGCACGTTTTTTTCTAATAATACCAGCGGTTTCTTTTCTAACCTTGGCGTCATCTATTCCCTCAGCTTTTTCGATTGCCTTAGAGTAATCACCCCCAGTGTCTTGCCATATCTGGTCAGCACCGCGCTGAGACTTACCTAATAGACTTGCTTGCTCCAAAGCCTTCATCGTAGCTGCCTTGTGTGAGCCCAGCATTCGGTCTTTGTTGGCATCAAATATAGCTTGAGCTGACTGGTCATCGCCCTCGTCTATGTAGCGAGAAAGTATTCCGTGCAGGTTATCACTTTCTATTTTCTTAATCTCTAAATCTACTTGCTCTTTAGGTAAACCATTTCTATCAGCAAACTTTAAGTATTCATCTTTTTGTATCTGAATATTTTCTAGTGCAGCTTGTGGGTCTCGGTAATTAGATAGGGTTAATTCTTTTTGTGATTCTATATATGATTCAGTGACATTCTTATCATAGGATTGACGCTGTTGCCCCTGGTATTGATTGATTTTTTTGAGTGTGTCTACTCTAAAACTACCAGCTTTACCGGCAAATAATTGCTTTTGCGCCTGGCTTAAGTCTTTAGATATTGCATCATAGTCTTCTCTTGCACCCATTTCATAGTCTTCATGAATTCCAAAGGCGTTTTCACCTTGCTTATACATGAGACCTTCACGCTGGTCATAGAGTCTTTTATTTTGTCTTTCAGTAAAGGCGTTCATTGCACCTAGTACGCGAGTATTATCGGCATCGTTTTTTAATTTCATGCCGGTTTGAACTAAGTCTTGAGCCGCACCGGCTACATTATTTAACGACTGACCTCCACCAAAAGCCTCTGCCCCTGGCGAGCGAACGTTTGAGCGTCCAGATAAAGCCGCATCATTTACTCTTGTGTTATACTCTGGTATTTTTGGCATCTTACTTACCTATCCTCACGACTTTGCATATCCACTAACACCCGAATAACCTCCAAAGCTTGAGCCTCCGGCACCACTAGAGCCGAAGCCACTAGATGTAGTTTTACCTGAAGTAGCTCCACCTTTACTTACTCCCTGCATAGCAAAGTTAGCCGCCTGCAAACCACTAGTTATCAGCGTATTTCTCGCTTTATTTTTTGCAGCACGTGTGTTCAGCTCAGCTTCAAAGCCAATGTTTTGAGCGTCCATTTTAAAGCCCCAAGCTTCTTTCCATGCGTTTGATTTAATTGTATTTACGTCTTCTTGTAATGACCTTCTACTTGCATCACTTACTTCAGCTGCACTTCCACTATCAACAATTACGCCTTGAGCCGCGTAGCCTGACCTTTGCGTGCCTAGCAGCTGACTTACTTCAAGTTGTAAGTTGGAAGCTTGTTTGTCACCCCTTACTACAGCGTCAGCTGCTTTTGCCTCTGCTAGCTCTGCGTTTTGTCTGGCTAGTTGAGCACTAAATTTAGCCTCTGACTTTATTGCCTCAGACTGCACGTAGCCTTGGTATAAACTTATACCTGCCATTCCCGCTGCTCCAACACCGCTTGCGCCCATATTAACCCTCTCTCACTGGCACCCAAACAACAGGCGCGATTGATGATATTGTTAAAGGCACGGGGTCTACTTGTCTGATAAAGACTCGACCGTTTGAATTCCATTCAGGCAAAATATTTACGTGTACGTCACCTGTTTGCAGTGCAATGGGGTCCGTTAAATCTTCCGTGTCTCGTAGTTTCATTTCAGTTAAGTTTTCTAATAAGTCTGTGCCAGCTGGTTCTTTTGGACCAAACCAACCGCCGCGTGAATTATTTAATTGCACCGATACACGCGAAACATTTTTCTTTTTATCAATTAAGCTTTGAGCGCCTTGCGTGTATATATTTAAGGTTTCAATGTCAGTAGTGTAGGGAAGGCCAACATGGACTAATCCATAAGCTTCACTTAGCGTAATGCTTCCGTTTGTAACTGTTAAGGTAGTATAGTCAGGATTGTTTGGGCTTGCCTCTACAAAGCCGTCAGCAAATACGGAAACTTCAGCGCCTTCTAAGTGCCACAAGCCACTAATAGTTGTTGCCGCTAAAGCTGCTACTGGCAAGGGTTGGCCTCGAAATATTGCAGGCACTGACTTGTCAGCCTGTACAACAAGATTGTTCGCACTGGTATATCCGGTTACTGTTAACCGTAAGTATTCACCGTTTTTTCTAAACGTATATATGTTGCCAACCATGCCGGAAACAAAGTCTCCAAGACCCGAATATAAAGTTAAATCTTTTTCAGCGCCCCAATCTGTACCGTTAGCAAATAAAATCAGGCCACTAATACCGACACTTGTGCCGTCATAGGTTAGGTGAGAATCTAAAAAAGCATTTTCTTTTACATCAATTACTTGTCTTGTGCTCATGCGCTCTACACATTTATAGACATTGCCAGTAGAGTCTCTTGTTCTTTCTACGACCACATAAACCACATCTTCCGTACCCTCAGTAACCACGCACACATCTTTAAATAAGCCGGCAGTATCGTGTCTAGACCAACCTAAAATATTTTGCTCCCTAACATACGTTAAGCAAAGCAGTGTGCCGTCATCACGCACGCACCACAAAAGATTGTCTGGGGTTTGTTGAAAATCCCAAGACGCTAGAGTTTTACCCTTAAATAAATGTTTACTAAAAGTCGTTAGGTCATCTCCTCTATAGCCGTCTACTGCAAAGTCATAACCTATGCTTCTAATGGCTGAGCCCCTGGCCTGAACGTATAGAGCGGTTGAATCAATAATGATTGGCTCTAATATTTCGCTAGCGCCATTATAAGAGTTTTGTCTTAAGTTAATTTCTGTCGGCGTGATCGCGCCACTTGCTCCGCCCTGAGCTACAAACTCGCCGGATGAAGTAAATAAAATCAAAGCGTTTAAATCTACTGCATGGTGTATTTTAGAATATTTTTTGCCAGCAATTTGAAAGCTTACTCGACTATCGGCCCTTGGAGTTGAGGAGTCGTTAAAACCCCTAAAGTTTCCGATGTCTGATAGACGGGCTAATTCGGGAATATTATTTGTTGAAAATAAGCCAAGCCTTTGCTGGTAATATGCAATAGCTGAAGGGTAGTTATCCGTATCTCTAAAAACATCGGCGTATACTTTCGGTGAGTCAGTGAGATCTGGCGTCGCCCCTACATCTACAAAACTATAAGAGCCAACTAATCCCGATACGGCTGGCACTATGCCTATTAAGCCATATACTCCATTATCTTCTCTGTATATATTGAAATTAAATTTACTCGTAGAGTTAGTGAAGAAATCAAAGTCTATTGTAATAGGGTTTGAGGCCGTTGGTGCTGCAGCACTTGTTACAGCTAAATATGTGTTGGCTATTTCAGGGCTACCAAAAGTAGAGAAGGTGCCATAATTTGTTGAGTCTACACCTATTAATTCAAAGGTCGTTGTAGAGGTTACGTTTATTATAGCTCTTCTTGAACTAAGCTCTAACATTCCAGTGATAAATCTAGGAAATTTTACTTCATCTCCGGTAACAAAGCCATGTGTAGCGCCCGTTGTTACTACCGCAGGGTTTGCTTTAGTTATTGACGATATTGAAACAGAGGCGGCTGTACCAGATAAACTTTCCGTGCCTGTTTCTAGTTCGTATGCCGTCACCTTATAGCGGTAGGTATTTGAACCAGAGCTCTTTGTGTCTAATGCTATAGAATCGGGTGAAAAGGGCTCTGTTGAAAACAGATCTAACATTAACCAATCCGTATCGTCTGTTCTAAATAGATTTTTAGGAGCGTAGTCTGGGTGTACAATGCTGATTCTATCTGTGGTCTGTGCATACTTTAACAATGCCACATCTTCATGCTGGTAGGGCGTAGCAAGGGAATATATTTTCTTAATAGTCCCGCCGCTTGCGTAGGCCGTAAACGCACTTGAATCAATATCTGCCGCTGTGTCAAACTTGTCGTCTAAGGCTTTTATTTCAAAAGTATTAGCGCCGGTGTTAACGTTTTTAACTTCCACGTAGCGAGCATTTAATTCAGTCATACCAACAATGCCAGAGATATAAACAACATCTCCGTTGGCATAATTATCTGAGCCAGAATAGGTAATTACACACGGGTCAGCCTCACTAATGGCTGTAATATTTTGTGCTGTTTCAAATACATAAGAGCCATTTTTTATTACACGCATGTATTCGTCACCGAATTCTAATACGTAAGATACTGTATCACTTAATTCAAAGGGTATTAACTTAACATTGTGAGCGGAGTTAGCCACTTGGCCAACAAACTGAAAGCCAGATCTGTTTTCTGCACCGCCTACACTTAAGACATAAGCATTTTTTAAAGTCTTTAAGCCTGTAGCATAGCGAGTAATATCAGCCCTTGAGTAAAGCCCTGGGTCTATCTCGCCACTAGAAAAATTTCTCTGCATTACAGTAGTCAATCTCTAACCCTCTCAAATGAACTTCCAGGCTCAGGAAGTAATTGCTCTTCATTGGCCGCATTAGATTGTGCCTTTGCTATCTGCAAGAAATACATATTCATTGCTTTTTCTTGTCTATTAAAAGCATCTCCGCCGGTAATTCTAGGCGCGATCATACTATCAAGTAAGTAGCTTTGAGCCATAACAAAAGACATGCTAAATATGTTTAGGTCCGTAATTTCTTTGGTGTATTTAATTGTTGCGGGGCTTTCATTACAAAATATTAGTCTGCCCGTAGCATCACTACCTATTTGGTAAGTTGGCCTTGCATCACTTGGTGTGTGAACAGTGCCGGTCACTATACCTCTAATGGCTAAACAGCCTGAAGGGTAGCGATATGATCTTGTATAGTCTGCGTTTGGATTCTCTGAAACTAAAGCCAGATCTGCATACTGACGTGCAAACGGCCAATCAAAGTCTTCTAGAACTTTTTTCTTTGCTATCTCAAAATAAATTCTACAAGCCTTCGCCTCGGCTGATTCATCCGTATCGTGATCTTGAATCATCGCGTGAGCCCCTAAGTGCCCAAGTGCCATGTTATCAATTTCTGTTTTAGTCGTCATAGTTTCTCTTCCTTAAAAGGTGAGGGGGATAAAGCGTAACAAGCCCTGGCCCCCTCGTTTGCGTTCAACTAGTGCATGGACACTAGATCACGTCTTCATCTTTTGGCTTATCTTTTGATTTTGCCTTCATAGACTTAACCGCTTCTTTTGATTCAGCTGCGCCTACTTCTTTCATCCATTTACCTGGCTTGCCTTCATACTCGAAAACTTCACCGGCCATACGGATTTTCTTCCCGTCAAAACCTTTTTTAATAGCCTTAAATTGTTTCTTAGCCATTTAAATACTCCTTATAAAGCGTCTGGATAAGCTTTGCTAGATTGAATGTCTTTAACAATCGAAGCAGTAAATTTACCAGCCGTTAAGTTAGCAGTACCAACCGTGTAGTTTAAGCGCATATAACGCTCGTCTGCACCAACAGGTACCGGAAGATAGAAGCTATGACCAGCTACCAAAGTGGCTTTTGGAATTGCCGCTGTAGTAGCAACAACTTTTGCGCTACCGAAAGCAGGGTCACTATCAACTTCTAGGGCTACTACCAAAGTAGAAGCGCCAGCTGATACAGCCGCTTCATCAACGTTTACGAAAACATGCAAGCCTTCAGAAACGCCGATATCTCTAGCTGCACCTAGATCAATGTTGTTAGTTGAAGCAGCGGTTGCAGTAACCGCTTGCTCACTTGAGAATTCTAATTGTTTATCTGTATACATTTTTAAATCTCCTTATAGATTAATTAAATTAAGATACTGCCGCTTCGCTGTTTAAAATAGCGTCTACTCTTCTTACTGGCACACTGTCAAAAGCCATAACTTTCTTGCCAGCCGCCTCGTCTAGAGAAAGATGAACGTTATTTTTATTAGCCATTTGTCTGCGTAGGAAAGAAGAAATAGTACGGTTACAATAAAATGCCGCGCGACCCATATTCAAGTTTGGAACTAATTCGCAAGCTTGAGCCATTAGATCAATTAAATCTGCGCCAGTTGCCGCGTCTTTAGTTAAGTCTGATACATCAATGTTAGCTATTCTAACAACATATCTCCAATCACGTAGAACTAAACCACAATCCCATTTGTAATGAGTGCGGTAGCCTTGATACAAACCGCCGTTAGCATCTTTTAAAGTCTCTTCGCCTAGATCTTTATGATGAAGACCAGCCATAGAACCTTTTGGATAGATACCGTGAACAGTGTTTTGACCCCATACCACTAACCAAATAGAAGTATTGTCTGAACCTGAACCGCCTGCGCTTAATACATGAGAAGCATTTTCAGCACTCAATGAGTTATAACGAGGAGCTAAGCCCATGAATTTTTCAGGGTCTTCAGCCGTGTTACCGTAAAACAAAGTTTCAGTGTAGGTCTGATTCATACCTTCAAGAAAACCTCTGTCTTCACTTAAACGAAACGCCGCAGTGTTACCGTTTAGGTCTGCCAAAGACTTATCTACTTCAGCGTATGACTCAAGCATACCGCAAGAATCTTTCACTTGAACAGTAGTTGATTTACTAGGTTGAACACCGTAGTTTAACTGTCTCCAAGTAGCCATAGGTAAACCACTTCTAATTGTAGTTTTGTGACCTGAGCCGTCGTTTGCTTCTACCATAGAGGCGTCAGCGATTACTTCATTTGTTTCAGATAGAATTTCAACTATTGATTTTGCTACCTTACCTTCTTCTGTTCTACTTGCTACATCGAGCATAGTAGGGTTTTTATTGCCAATTACAGCCATTTTAAAACTCCTTTAGTTTTATGTTTTTGTTTCAGGGTAGAGAATGTTTTCATGACTTTGCGGCGGCTCTTCAACCACACTTGCACCCCCATGTACAAACTTATCGTTTGCCATTGCTCTACCTACTTTTGCGAATAAACGAACAAGACCAGGATGATTCCCGTAACCTGATTCATTTAACTCTTGCCTAAACTCTTCTGAGCCAAAGCGATCAACGACAGATTTGGCAGCTACTACAGACTCGTTGAACCTGTCTCCACCAATTTCACTGTCTTGTTTTATCTGGTTAACCCAGTCACTTTGTACTTGCTCAAACTGATCCTGATTTCTTGAAACGAAACCTTGCACCACTTTTTCATCCCGACTTAAAACATCCTGAGCCTCTTCATTGGTTAGTCCTTTCTGTTTTGCGTATTCAGAAATTTCTTCCAGGGCTTCAGCGCTTAATCGGGAATCTTCAGAAAGTTTAAGCTCATACTTTTCAGGTATGATTCTTTCTTCCGGCTTTGATTTAGTTTCTACTTCTTGTTTAACCTCAACCTCTTCAGCCTTGACGTCAGTTGTTGGCTCGTCAGTTTGGGTTAATATGGTAGACTTATCCGTGTTGGTTGTATCTTGAACGGACTGTGTTGCCTCTTCCATTAATTATCTCCTTTAATTGTCATGTTTTCTTGTTGCATTTTTAGCCATAGATCAGGGTCAGCATCTTGTGTTTCGCGCATAATATAAAAGCCCACATCTTGCTTGCCAGAATTGTAGTGAATGCGCGCTGACTGCTCGTAGATAGATTGAAAAGACTTGCAGTGACCCATGAGTCGCCAAACAAATCGGCGTCCTTGTATTGTGTTCATTACAAAGCGCATGTCTTGAATCTCTTCTGAGCGTTTGAATTTTTCTTTTTGATTGGCACTGGCTACTTGCTTTTCACTAGCAGCGTTTTTCACCATTGGTTTTGATTGATTATTCATCTACAAAGCCCTCACTTATTTGATTGGCGCCCGCTTCATCAATCATTCGGTCAAGAGCTGAGTCCTGACCCATAGGTGTCTTACCTAGATTTTGTGCGGCACCGGCCATTTGTTGCATTTGTTGCATTTGCTGAGCTTGGGCCTGAGCCTGAGCCTGAGCTTCTCTCGCTGCTTGAACTTCTTCATCTGACTTAACAATGCCTGGAGGAATGGAAGTAATATCGCCGTAAGTTTCTATTAATTTATCTGCGCTGATTTTATCTAAAACACTTGGGTCAAAGCTAGCGACTTGCCCTGCGTATTGAGTGAAGCGATCAACTGCACCGATAGTGATAAGTTTTTGCGCCTGTGCCATAACAGATATGTATTCAACTTTTAATACAACACCGCTTAGCTCTTCAGGTATTTCAGGCAACAGACCTTGTTTGATATGTAGGTCAAAGGCAATGTCAATTAATGGGTCTAGTAAATCTTGATTTAATTGTTCAAGCACGGGCCCTAAAGCTAATAGTTTTTCTTCATGACGCTCTTCAATTTCACGCGCTGTAATTTGGCGACGATCTGAGCTGGCTAGCATTAAAAATAAATCTTCAAAGAAAGCTCTTTGAATTCTATGCCTAACTTGTTGTTGCTTGTTTTCCATTAAGTCCACGCGAAAGTTGACTTCATGTAGGGCTCTTAAGCCGCCCACACCGCCTGGGGTATCGTCATAGTTTACGTCACCTGGAAGTAGTGAGACTTTTTGATTTCTTAAGTTCGATGAACCTACAAGTGGCGGGTTAATCATCTTCTCTAAGGCTTGTAGAGTTTTTCTTTCACCCTGTTGTAATTGTTTTACGTCACCAAGAGCTACCATGCCTGGGCAATCTGTCCCGTAAGCATCGCCGCCGTTTACTTCCCAGCGTGGACATAGAACAGGAAAGTAGTCATAGCCTTTTTTACTAAGGTAAACATCTTCGCCGCCTTTAGGCTTAGAGTCTTTTTCATAATATATAGATATGTATTTCTTGAATTCTGATTCTAGTTTGTCTTTACTATATTCTTGATTAGGCTTTACAGTGTGGCATACTTCAACCCATTCATCATGTAAGCCACTTTCATACTTTTCTTTTACGGCTTCAGATATATTTGACCAGTCGATTTTACTTGTTTCATCTTTACCAAACTTTGAAACAATCTGTCTCACTGTCATCTTGAAGGTTCGTGTAAACACATCAATGCGTAGCTTTTCATTGTTTGCAATGGAGTAAGAACCAATAGGCATAGGAAAGGTTTGAAAAACTTCCTCACTATCTTCATCTATAAAGAGGGCCGCCGTACCGAATGCGCCCATGTCTCCATATATAATAGGCAAAGAATTATAGAGATTAGATCTTAAAAAGCTAACTGATATAATATTAGATACGTCATGAAGCCACTTCTTAACAGACTCCATTTGGTTTAGTTCGTCATAGGGCGTGGCTAGTTTAAACCAAGGTCTTGCAGGCGAAGTCACTCCACTCATCATGCCGGAGGCCATAGTACGTAGGGCCATTGTGGCCGTAGAGTCTAGAATCTTTTGATTTTTTCTGTCCCCTTTATTGATGTCTGAAGTATAAAAGCGCGGGCGTCTTGGCTTTAAAAAATCACCTAAGTCTTTCCAGTGAGATATAAAACTAGCTCGCTCGTTTTCTAGTTGTTTTATTAGTGAGTCGTTTTTAGCTTTTGCTGATTCCATTAACTACCTAATAGGCTTTTGCCGCCCACTCCACTTGAACCGATTGAGCCGCCTAATAGGCTAGAGCCGCCGCCGCTTCTGTTGTTAGCCGAAACCTTTCTCTGTCTTGATCTTTGGCGATCACGCAAGGAATTGGCTTCATCACGTGCTAAGTCGTTTGATTCTTTTAGGGCTACTTCATTTTGTGATTTATCGAATGCAGCTTGTTGCTCGGCAGCTAGTTTTTCAGCCGCTGCTTTTTCTTTGCCAGGGGCTTGTGCGGTCTCTTTCACATATCTAAATGCATCTGACATACCGCCAGTCATAATAGTGCGGCCTGCGTCTCGCCAATCCTCAGACTTACCTCTGCCAGTGGCAATGTTTATAAATGGATTTACAAAAGCTAAGGGGTTGGAAGAGCCCATAAACCAATACTCCTTTTAAAGATCTAATCTTCTTGAATAAACCTTTTCATCTAATTTGTAGCCTGAGCCCATAAGGGACTTAGACCAGTCATAATTTTCTTTAACCATGTGAAATATAATTTGAACGCCCATATCTTTTAGACGTGTTTCGCACCACTTAATAAAACCGGAGTCTTTAGAGCGGTATTGTTTATCTAGGTAAACAGCGTCTTGAATGGCTTGAAATAGGGTCTTTATATGTAGGGAGGTGCCGAGAAAAAAAGAAGCGTAGCCTACAAGTTTGCCGTCAACACGGGCTGTGAAGATAATTAGAGCTTCATTATCACTTAATACTTTGTAGGACTCGGTGTTTACATCGACTTTTAAATCATCATAGACGCTAACTTCAGCCCAGTGCTTTTCTAGCAGAGGCAAGACTTCGTGCTCTATATCTGTAAACTTCTCTGTTTGAAAATCCATTCAACAATAGACTCGGTTTAATATAAGGAAAAGTAAACTGTTGAGGTAATCTCAACACACGTCATGTCAAAGCTATTTATGAAAGAGGGTCAAAGTCGGTCTTTGCCTTGTTAAAATTAGTCTCTAGTCCTGGGATATTGTCGGTTCTTACCATTTCTGGTAGAGCAAATGTTAACGCCAATGCATCGGCCTTATCCGGTGATTTGCCAAGGCGCTCCTTGATCTTTTCTTTTGGCTCAAGTAATAGCTTACCATTTCTAATTGTATAAGTTGGTGCGCAAAGCTCAACAAGCAAGTCATTATCATTTGGCAAGCCGCCGTTTCCCTTAATCCATTCACTCATCATAAACCACATTTCGGTTCGTTTATTATAGTATCTCTCATCAATGGCCTTAGATGAAAAGTGAATTTCTTTTGGATGATAGCCAGCTTGTTTTAGAAAATCTACCACGCCGCCGCCAAAGCCTCCGGTGCCGTCTACAAACTCAACTTGTGAGCCCCACTTAAGCTTTGCCTTCATCACACGCGCTGCAATTTGTGGGTTATCGGCCCCTCTCATTACTACAGGATTAAACGCACACAAACCCTGTCTTGGAAAGATGACAGTAGAATCAAGTCCGAACCTGGCCACATCTATGCCTAATCGTTTTTGAGAAAAAGAAATGTCCTCTGGCTTTATCACACGGTTAATTGCCTGCATAACATCGTCTTCACTAAGTAGAGAGTTAATAGAAGACTTTGGAAACAGCCCCAAAATATAGGCCATAACCCAGGGGTCATCACGTCCATACTTATCTATCTGTCCACGCGCCCATTCTGCATCAATTCTTGGTGAGCGCTCAGGGTCATCGGGGTCGCCGGTAATTTTAATCTTAAACCAATCATCTGATTTATCAGCTGCATATAACATCCCGTCTAAACTTATCGGGTTTCCAGCTTGCATGATCTTAACAAACCCGCCACGCGCGAGCGTTTCACCGACTGCTTGCTCCGCTGCCTTTCCTACTTGAATCGGAATAGCGCCTGATTCATCTATTAGGAATAAGACATACTTTCCATGCACACCTGATAAAGTCTTTCCAAGTGTTTCAGTGTCAGCTGACTTTGGAAAAGAGCGGGCAGCTAGAAACCACGTTTCAGGATAATCGTTTTGAAAGATCTTAGTTTGCGTCCAGGTAAACGTAGCTTTTAAAATAGGTGAGCGTTGCTGCCACTTGCTCATTTCAGACCATAGATTGTCTTTTAAATTGTCTTGAGTGATTGAAACGACTGCACCCTTTGGGTGTTCACCCTTTTCACAGAAGCATAAAAGGAATAGCCAACCACACCATGCAAGGACCGCTGACTTGCCAGGGCCGGCGCAGGCGCGAAGGGCGATGCGTATTTTATCTCTATCATTAGATACAAAAGCTTCTAGTGCTTTTCTCTGCCAAATATCAGGCTCGACTTTGAAGTTATCACGCACCGCTTGAATCGGGTTTTCACGCCAATATCTAATCTTCTCAGCGGCTAGTTTCACTCCTCGTCTTTGCCGTTAATTTCTTTTACATGCCTTAAACTGTTAATCATTCTCTTTCTCCTTCTTAAACGATTCCGTAATAATATCTTCTAAAGTCTTATCAATCGAATGCTCCACCTTATCCGTAAACAGCTTTAAGTGTTTACCTAAAAGCTCGCATCCTTTTAATACGCCTCGATGTTCGAACTTCCATTCACCTGTAGGCACCATTGCTTTTTCTGCCGGACAGTATTCCATGACCTGTTCTTTCTGGGCGCAACGTTCACTGGTTTCGGTAATTGTTTTTAGTACGTAGTCAGCGTCTACTTTCACTCGCTCTTGTCTTTGCTCGTTTTGTTTCTCCAAAAACTCTTTAATGTAAACATTAGTCAACAGGCGTTGGCCTTGGGATTTCGCAGTTTTTTCTGAATATCCCGCTCTAATAGCAGCTTGAGTGGCGTTAAGATCTTTTAAATATTCCTGGCAAAAGAGCTTTTGCTTTTCGTTTAGCTCTGTTTTTTTTGCTTCTTTAGCCATGTATAAACTCCTTACGTTGCACTTATCTCAACACTAGTCTACATCTTCATCGGCTATTTCTCTGCCTAATATTAGGTCAGCGGGCGTAATGTCTAGTTCAAGGTCTTCGGCCATTTGCAAGATTGTAGTTTGAAGTCCTTTAGGCACTGTGCCTCCGAGTCCACCGTCAGCCTTGCTTTTATTCCATTTGCATACGGCGGCGGGGCTTCTTCCTATAGTTCTAGCGGTTTTTCTAACGCCTCCGAATTGCTTTACTACGTATTCAGCTGGTTTCATAATCATGGTTGTTGCTCCTTGCTCACTGATTAGTGGTGAGTTTTTCTCAACATCCAATAAAAAATACAAGATGTTAAGGTAAACTTCATTTTGCATTGCAAGGCGTTGAGGTTTATGCAACAGTGTTTAGATGAGTATTAACACTAAGTGGTTTGAAAAGCAGATTGAAGCCAGTGCGTATAAGTCTGTTCGAGGATTGGCTCGGCACATGACAAGTAGATCTGGCGGAGTAATGGACCATACGTCTTTGCATCGGGCTATCAATGGGCTGCGCCAGATTCAAATAGGTGAGGCTCGTCAGCTTGCTGATTTGTTGGGGGTGCCGATGTCTTTAGTGATTCAAAAATCAGGGGTGCCTTTTGGTAAGCGGGATAATGTGCCAGAATAGGCTAGTGGTGTTAACTATATCTACAGAGCTTAAGACTCAGAGTAAACACGTTGTATTTAGAGGCGGCATTATAATTGCTGTATAAATGTTTATGACAATTTTAAGTATAATATTTAATGCGGTTTCTTTTATTGTTTTCTTTAAAGAGATTAATCATTTTATAAATAATGAGAATAGTTTTTTTGCTTTTCATAGTGAGTCTGCATTCAAGAAGTCTGAGTTAATAGAAAAGGTGCACTTAATACTATTTCATTTAACGGCGATTCGTATAGCTTCATACGCTATATATGGCATTGTGCCTCCTCTTTTTATAAAACTACAAGACGGTGCTTTGGCTACAAGCTTTGTGTTCGGGACTGTTTTATGGTTTTATTTCTTTACATCGCTTGGTAGAGAGAGGACTAGAAAAAAGCCTGTGGAAGAGGACTTCCTGAAAAAGCACTTAGGCTAATCTTTCTTTCTTATTCTAAGATACACTTTGTGAACAGCAAATATCAATACTGAAATAACCACACCCATAACAAACATGCCTATTTTACTTTGCTGACACTGTCTTTCTGTTATTGCTATGCAGGGTGAACACGTAGATATGATAGCAGGTAGGCTTATCAGGCTTACGTAAAAAGAATATTTAGTTTTATTTTTCATAACTCTATATCGGCCAGCCGTTAAGATTACTTAAACACTAGTGCATTTACTTAATATAAAGTTAACAAATCTTATTTAAGCGAATATTTGCATTTACCGATAAGGCGATTAAATAACGGGGATGTAAGCAGATGAAAAAAAAAGACAAAATTATCTATCGCACACAGAGTATTTTTAAGGGCTAATCAGCTTTTGCAAAACCAAGAAGCTCAGCTTCCATGTCCTCAGAAAGAGGGGGTAAGATTGACCTGTCATCAAACAGTATTGCCAGGGCCAGAGACCGGCGCAAAGGTTCTGTGCCTTCAAGCTTGGCGAGAATCTCGCAGCACTCGCTAGTGGTTAGCTCGCCGCTAAACCTTTGTGTTTTTGGGCCAGCTAAAAGCAAGCTGGGCTCTATATTAAGGGCTGTTGCTATCCTATCAAGCCCCTCTTCCGAAACAAAGTTCTTTGCAGTTTCAATTCGCTTGATATTTTCTAGGGAATATTCACACTTTTCAGCTAAATCTTGCTGAGTCCACCCGATTTTCTTCCGGCGCTTCTTCATGTTTTTTGCTAAGTTTTCAGCTATTTGGCCCATTAAGTATCACCATACGTTACTTTGTTGCGTAAGTAAGCGATGTTAGGCAGTACTTTAGCGTTGACTAAAGTAATGTATAGTGTTACTATTATATTAACACTAATTGTGTATGCGCTAAACGCTGCGAGCAAGCGGTCTCCTTTAGGTTACTTTACTCTGTTGAGTACCTCTAATTGTAGTGCTTAATTGTATAGCAGATATGTGTGTATTTAACAATCACTAAGGAGGTTTCATGTCGAATATAAAGGTAGTAGAGCTAAAACAAGGAAGCCCTGAGTGGCATACTTGGCGACGAAAGGGCGTTGGCGCAAGTGAGACTCCGATCTTACTTGAAAAATCACCTTATTCTACAACGAAACGAGACTTGTTCTTTGATAAGTCTGGCTTGGATGTAGAAATGGAAGAGCAAGATAACTTCATCTTTCGTGTGGGCCATGAGCAAGAAGAGATAATCAGGGCAGCTATGGAGAAAGAAACCGGCATTAAGTTTGAGCCGGTTTGTTTAGAAAGATATGGTGTTCACCTAGCATCTTTAGACGGCTATGACCCTGGCAAGACTGTGCTTGAAGCCAAGTATGTTGGTAAGAAGGTTTTGGCTTTAGCAAAAAAAGAGCAAGAAATTCCAGAGCACCACTTAATACAAATCAATAAGCAAATGTTTGTGGCTGATGTTAAAGAGGCTTATTGGTGTGGCACTGACGGCAAAGAGATAGTGGCTGTTAAGATACACATAAACGAATCACTAGTAAATGACATCGTAATGGCCGATATAGATTTCATGTCTATGGTTAAAAGCGGTACGCCTCCGCCGATCACTGAAAAAGATACTGTCTTTATTACCGATGAAGATGCGGTTTCAATGGCAAAAGAATTGGCCATGCTTAAAGGTAATATTGACAGTCTTCAGGCTCATTACAAAGAATTAGAATCAAAACTGAAAGAAGTAAGCGAGCATCCAAAGGTAAACATTGGCGGCTTAAAGATACTTACGATTGAGCGAAGTGGCTCAGTGGACTACGCCAAAGTGCCTGAGCTTAAAGGGCTAACTAAAGACTATCTAGATATGTTTAGAAAGAAATCAACTACGTATAAAAAGTTAACGTTTCCAAAGCAAGAGGTTGAAAATGACGGCTAAAAAATTAGATTCAATTTACGCACTAATTCCAAAGGTAATGAGAGAAGTCGGAGCCATTGGAAAAGACGGGGTAAACACCTTCGATAAGTATAAATTCAGATCAATCGACTCTGTTTACAATGCTCTTCAGCCTGTACTTGCTAAAAACGGCGTGTTCTTTATTCCTGAAGTTTTAGAATCCCATGAAAATGAAGTGGTATCTGGCCAAGGAAAAACCCAGGTAAGAGTAAAGCAAAAGATTCGCTACAAAGTATATGCTGAAGATGGTTCTAGTATTGAAGCGGTAGTTGAGGGCGAAGGCATAGATAGAAGTGACAAGGCAACGAACAAAGCATTTACGGCGGCTTTTAAATATATGTTAATCCAAGTCTTCTGTATTGCGGTTGAAGGCATGGATGACGCCGATAAAGATTCGCCTAGCGTTAACATAAAAGAAAAAGTTGAAAAGAATTCAAAGAGTGTTAATAAAAACGTAGAGAAAAAAGCAACATCTGACGGCGACTTTCTTGTAAAAGAAGGTAAGTTTGCTAACAGAGTTTTCTCAGAAATACCAAGGCGGGAGCTCGAAGTCTATCTTTCAGACGTGACAAGCGCACTGAAAGCTAGGCGTAAACCAGAGCCCGCCTGGTTTTCTAATCTACGCCTAGCTTTCGAGGAGGCATAAAATGGTAAACAAAGTAATATTAGTCGGTAGACTTGGCAAAGACCCTGAAGAAAAGGCTCTTAAAGACGGCTCTACAATGTGTATATTTAGCGTAGCTACAAGCGAATCATATAAAGACAAGCAAGGTCAAAAGGTTGAAAATACCGAATGGCATAGATGTGTAGCTTTTCGCAACACGGCTGAAGTGTGTGTTAAGTATTTAAAGAAAGGCTCACTGGTATATGTAGAGGGTAAACTTAATACTCGTACATGGGAAACCGAGCCAGGCGATAAGAAATCTATTGTTGAAATCGTATTAAATAGCGTGCAGTTTTTAGATAGCAAGGGTAGTGCTTCTGAAGATGAACACTCAGAGATTCCATTTTAAGGAGGTAAACAGTGGCAGAGACTAAAAGAAAAAAGTATGTCCAGCAAAAATGGCTCCTTGAAAATTACGTAACTTGGAGCAAGCAAACCTTAAAGAGAAGGATTGAAGACTGTGGGTTTCCAGCTATTAACGATGAAAATGGTTATGTCTTTGACTTAGATCAAGTAGACTTGTGGTTTAAAAAAAGAAAGCAGACGTCATGATTAAGGAGATTACTTTATGAAAAGTAAAAAAGAATCGGAGTCTCTAGGCGAGGCTTTGTTAACTGAAAAAGAAATGGCAGAATATTTAAAGATGTCGCCTCGCACTCTTCAAGGCATGCGAGCAAAGAGCGAAGGGCCTCCTTATATTAAGATTGGCACTTCAGTTCGCTATAAATTAAAGACTGTGCGCAAGTACCTAGAAGGTCAAGCCGTAGACCCTGAAGACGATCTAGCTATATAATGATAAAGTCTACTCGGTATCCTAATTTGTTTTTAGATGAAGCTAGAGATGTTTGGTATTTCAGAAAGTTTTCAGCTGAAAGGCGCAGTGAATTCAGAAAGAATATTGGTATAAAGGGTAAGGCAAACGAAGCTAAAGCATATAAAGAGGGTTTAAAGCTGTTCAATGAATGGCTGGGCTTAGATATTAAGGTTAACGCCTCAAGGCTCAAGACTTTTAAGCAATTCGCCATGTTGTTTTTAGCTCAAAGAAAAGCTGACCTAAACGCTAACGTCATACGTGAAAAGACCTATTCATCGTCTTACACCTCTACTCAAAAGTTAATGGAGTGGTTTGGTCATTTAAAACTTAACCAATTAACCGCTGAGCGCTGGGATGAAGTATGGAAAAGTCATCATGCCGATGTGTTCACCCAATATAAAGCTGAAATCGCCAGTGGTGAGTTAACTGAAGAGGAAGTAAGAGATAAGGTTTATCGCTTCTTTAATCCTAGAAAGACTTTAATTCAAATCATGGAGCAAGCAAGAGTTAGAGGTTTAGTTAGAAGTGTCCCTGATTATGTAAACCCTGACCCTAAATCTACGCGGCGCTTTTATATACCACAAGAAAAAGTAAAAGAATTAATCTCAAATATAAATGAGCAAAGCAATGTGAAGTTGTTGGCTACTATGGTTTACATATTAGGTATGCGTCCAGGCGAGGCGCTTAAGCTAGAAAAGAGCCAAATAAAGTTTTACAAAGAAAAGGATGCCGATAGTTTGCGCGCAGTAATATCTATTCGAGCTAGCCAATCAAAAACAAAAAGAAAACGAGAAGTGCCTGTGCCTGCTAGCCTTGCGCTACTAATAGATGCATGGTCTCAAAGACATGATAGCCGCTTTCTGTTTCCAAAGCGAGGAAAGCCTAACACTCACATGGATGAATACAGGGGTGCCTGGCGCACGGCCTGTGAGGAATCAGGCATTCCAGGTACAGATATGTACTGCTTAAGACACTCAATGTTAACAGACAGGGTAAATTCAAACGCTAACATTTTAGCGCTGGCAAAGTACACAGATACCTCGGTTAAGATGTTGGAATCAGTCTATTACAAAAATAGATTGTCGGTTTTAGAGGACATTGCAAACCATGCAGACGACGCTTTGATTGAATCATTAGGCAGTCGTTCGGCTGCCACGTAAAAAGTTAGTGAAGCGAAGAGGCGAGTAATATATGCGTTTAAAAAGTATGTCGAAAATTCGCAAAAACATTCGCCAAAAACGAATTTCGTTGGCTAAAAAAAGCTTAAAAATAGCAAGCCCCGAAGGGCTGTATCTATCTGATAATGTTAACATATTCTTTAATTTGTTAAGTGGCGATCCGAGCACGACTCGAACGTGCGACCCTCTGCTTAGAAGGCAAGGTAAGTGTAGTATTACATTACCTTTAGTTGTTCGCCAAAAACCTAATAAAACCAATAATTTTATACACTTACAATAT